CCAAGATTACCATTGCCGAATATTACTTTACTGTGAATTTCGTCAACAGAAACCGCAAGAGTACCGTCGACTAAAGTAACTGCACCTTGGTCGGGTCCAACTTTGAACAAAGTTCTACCATTTTGCGTCGCTGCTAAAGAGCCCGCTGTTAATGTTATTGCAGTAGCGGTTAAAGAACTGATATCTCCCATAAACTCGCCTAAACTATTGTAAACTGCTTCTCCTCTATTAAAATGAAGTCTTGCATCTACAGTACTTACAGTTATTTCTACTTCTCCGATAACAATATCGTCTCCCTCATTAACTGTCACACCGGTATCATATTTACTTGTTACATGCCCACCTGCTGCAAAGACAGTTGTTAACAATCCATCATATGATACAGAGGTACCACCGTCAGTAAAAGTTCCTGTAACCATGAGCATATCGCCCATTACATGTGTTCTTGTGTCTACTGTGTGTCCCGCTACCATTATTCTTCAACTCCGTCTGTTTCTACGATAGTGTCCTCAACTATAGTCTCTTCTACCAATTCTTCTGCTACAGGCTCAGGAGCGACCTCCTCAACCACTGGCTCTGGTGCCGGTGGATTGAGTGTGGTCTTTACCTTATCCAAGAGTTTTGCTTTAGTAGCATACCCTGTGATAGATACTCCTTTGTCTTTTAACCAACCTGTGATATCTTTCTTAGTCCAACCTGCGTCAGGTAATCCGTCGTTTCCTTCATCGACTGTCTTAGGCTCCATGCCTTCGATACGCCAATGGGTTCTTGCGAATCTCCATTCGTTCTCTGCTATCCAATCTTGGGAAACCTCTACTGGTTGAAGTCTACCCGCCATTTCTTTTTGGCCGGGTATTCTTCGGTAAGTGTCAGGTCCAAGAAATACTATCTTGGGCAAGTTTCCTCACCTCAAGCCACTATCATTAAACAAGTTACTAATGCATCGGATGTACCAGTTACCTTGAAAGTCGCTACACCAGCGGCGCTGATTGCTTCTTTTAGTGTCACTCCTGCTGCTGCCGTAGAGTTGTCACCTACGATTACTGCCTGAATTCTCGATGCACTACCAGTTAAAGTAAGTGTCTCATCGTTTGCTAACCCTGTGGTAAATCTTCCCATAACTAGTTTAAGTCCTTTTACTGCGTTTCCATCGGTGTTAGCGGCGTTAAAACCTGCTAATGTACCCGGATAAGAACCGCCTGCATTTCCATCCAACCAATTTGTATCATCGACTGGTGTCCCTGCATATAGGTCTAAAACTAAGTCTTCTGTGAAAACTGCACTGTTCAAAGTTGTATATATAATTCCGCTTGCTCCTGTTGTTGCTGTCATATTTAATCATCTCCTAATATTTTATTCTCCATTAATCCTCATTGAAGGCCTCGAATTGAGCCTTGTCCTCCAAAGAAAGTTGTCCATACTTCACCCATTGTTCGGTAAAGTCCCTCTTGACCGAGGCGGTTAATGGCGAATGGGTCTCCAGTTTCAATTCCAGACTCAAAGTATTGAGTTGGTTTTGCAGTACTGTAGTACAAGTAATCAGTGTCTAGCATGTAAACTCTGCTGATACCATCGGCTGTAACATCCTTAGAAGGAATAATTGGTACACCATTGTAGGTAGCAACGATAAATCCTGCTTCCATACCCGGTACACCTTTTACACCGTTGTAAGTTGGTACAACACGCTTCTCTTCCATGAATCTTTGTTGACTTTGTAGTAGTTGTTGAAGTCTCATCAAAGTATCGTATCCGGTTAGCATAACCTTTGGATTGCCACCACGGACCCAGATTTTTCTAAACAATTCATCAAAGTGGTCTAGGCTTAGGGTTCTGTTGGTTCCCTTTACACCAGAAGTACTTACTTCTGCTCTAGCCCAGCCTGTGGTTCCTCTGTCGTTAATTGCATCAATTGAATAGATGTCTCCATCAGCGGCAGCGCCGTAATCTCCACTTGCTCCGCCAAAGTCCATTGTGCCAGCAGCGTTTCCAGATGCTGTCACTGAACCAGTAGTAACACGGTCAAGTGATTCGATGTTGTTACCTGCTGGTGTGTCGACATCAGTTAGTAGCATACCGTTAATCATCTCTGCGTGGTGCTTACCCATTTCTTCTTTCAATACTGAGCGAATGTCGCCAAGTCCGTCATCCTTGTCGTTAAGGAAGATTGCTGTCTCAGACATATCGAATGAGTGAGCAACGGTCTTTGGCTTTGCTGCAACATTTTGGAAAGTTGGTTTTTGTGTGTCAGGTAGAGTACCGTTCTCTGCTATTCCACCGCTTACAGTAGCAGATGGTTTAGAAGTTACTACTCTCCATCCGCTTCGGTCCCAAGGTTTCTTAGGTAGAATGGAGAATGCGTTGAACTCTTGGTTCAATTGACTCCATACTTTTCTACCGTATATTGCTTGGTATGTTCCTGCTGTAGTGGAAAGCATAGGTGCATCTGCCTTTAGTAGTTCAGAACCACTGTAGGAATATCCCATACTTTGCCCAGCGCCATAATAATAACGCTCCATATCATTTACTGTTCTCATATAATTTCTTGCCATATATATTCCTCCTTATCTAGTTCCAGACGCTCCCTGCTAATCTGTGTACTTCATCCCAACTCATTGTGTTAAGTTCCTCGGCTGATGGTATTTCAACTCTGGACATATCACTGCTCTTGCGAATTGTCGCTTCTGGAGCATCAGTGGAAATGTTATCAATTCTGTTGCTCAAGTCAGATAGAGCCTTTTCGATGTTAGCAAGAGGTGTTCTTGCGTCAAAGGAAGCGGCTTCTTTTGCTTGTGCTTCTGAAGTGAGTTCTTTG